GATGGTGGCTTACGAGTAAAGGTTAACAATAGGTCTGTGTTTGGCAATCATTATAACATAGAGGTAGGCGCTAACGCTAACTGTACAGTCGAAGTAACATCAGGTGATATCAATTTAGTATCCCAGCAGGGCGATGTAAACATTAAGGCAGGTAAGAACTTTAATCTAGATGTTGCAGGTAATATGAATGTTCGAGTACAACAGAATGCCATCGAAGAGGTCACAGGTAAGAAAGACGAGTTAGTCATAGGCAACAATAAAAAGACAGGTAAGAGAATAGACCTTAACTAGGAATTCCGAGGCATTCGAGGGGGTCGCTTTCTGAGCATGACCTGTTAGAGTACATAAGGGATCTGTTAGGGCATAGATAACTACTGTATAAATAACTCAAAGGGGTCCTCATGTTAAACACAATTTATTTTATTTTTGGAATTTGTGGAGTTCTAATCGCAATTTGTAGCATCCTCTACCTACTACCAACAATCGTTCTATCGTATCTATTTCTCATTGTACTCATAGTAGGCACAACGGCCTTAATGATACTCACATACAAAGAGATACGAAAATGAAGTATCATCTGAAGAACTTATCTAAATGGATGTTCCGTGCATACATTGTATGGTCGCTATGTCTAGATGCAACAGTTGTATTCGGATTACTCTATTACTTTTTTCTTCGATAACATACTACATATATAAATCTTCAAGAGAATAAATATCAATGACGACACCCTAAACTAGCACATCTGGTTTAGAAAAGATATCAAAAATTTTCTCGGAGGAAAAAAGACATGGAAAACTCTTACACTACTCTACATAGAAACCTAGACAATAGGATTCTCATACTTGAAAAAGAACATCACCCCAATCAAACTCTCATTACAGACCTAAAGAAACAGAAGCTTAAACTGTCAGATAGAATGATATCGACAGTACATGAGCAGTTAGACTTGTTTGCAGAAGATGAGAAGAAACGTGCAAAGAAACTTGTTGACAGTATGATACACGACCAGAAGCGTTCTGATAAGAGAAGGCGTAAATCTCGTAAGAAACGAATACAATATGCAGTACGAAGAACTGACATAAACTCAGGTACAGGATAATGGAGAACATATATCAACAAAGGCGTGAGAGTGTCTATACGAACACAGCAATCACTTATACAAGGGAGGTGTCATGTGATGGCAACCAACTACTCAATAGTCCTGTCGAGGAGCATCCTCTTGTGTATTATCTGATACCTTACAAGACGAATCAGGTATCATGTGAGTATTGTGGTAAGACCTTTGCTTTTTGCGATCCTGAGCTTATCTAAAAAATCTTTCCAAAAATCTTTAAAGGTCTCGAAGGTGTATAAATAGTTATATGTTAAAATTCAAAGAAGTCGAAAACATTGATTGTTTATGCGAGGAGACCTATAAAGATTTGGTGATCACCGAAGCGGAGTATCAAGGTAAGACAGTTAAACTGAATGACCCGATACGAGGTGGTAGTAAAAAGTTTTATGTGTATGTGAAGAACCCTAAAGGTAATATCGTAAAGGTATCGTTTGGCGATACAACAGGCTTATCGATTAAGAGAGATAACCCAGCACGAAGAAAATCATTCCGTGCAAGACATAGATGTGATACAGCAAAAGATAAAACAAGTGCAAGATACTGGTCTTGTTATCAATGGCGTGCCGGTGCTCCTGTGAATAACTAATGGAGTTACTTCTCTGGTTCTTATTACTTACCTTTATACCTCTCTATACAATTTATTCTTTCAACAAATGGGTAGATAACAATTTCTAATCAATATAAATAGTAGCATATATTATGCGAAGTTTGAGATATCAAATTGAAAACCTCTATATTAATATTCTTTAAAGAAAAGGAGATACAATGATAAAGAAAATACTAGCTATCACTAGCGTAGTACTTTTTTCGTCAGCGATTTGTGCTGCCGAAATTACACCTTACGGTGCTTTTAATTATAAGTACAGCCATGATGAAAATACATCAGGCGTTGCATATAATAAACTCGAAGATAACGGCTCAAAACTTGGTTTAGATTTTTCTGAACCATCAGTTGAAGGTTCTTCGATAGGTGCTTTTGCTAAACTCGAATTAGGATTAGATACGGACGCTACAACTAATTCATTAACTAATAGACTATCTTATGTCGGTCTATCTTTCGATACAAGCAAAGTTGCTGTAGGTCGTCAATCACATCCATTTACGGATAATGTTGGTGGTAAAACTAACATCTTTAATGTATATGGATCGAATGCTGACCAAAGTTATGCTGCTCGTTCATCACAATCTCTTTCATTCTCTACAACGGCATCAGGTCTTACTCTTGATACATTAGCAATTGCTGATGGGTCATCTAGTAACACAGATGCATTTGATGAGTTTGAAGGTACAATATCTGCTACTCTATTTGGTAGTGATATATCTATAGGATATGCTGATGATGTAAATAGCGATATATCTTATTGGGGTGCAGGTTCAACAACAAGTGTTGGTCCAGTAACAATAGGAACTTCTTATACAATCAAAGACGCTGCAACGGATATAACTGGTGTTGAAATAACAGCAGGAATAAATATCTTAACAGTAGGATATCAAGACTTAGAATCAACAGGAGTATATTATACTGCTGGCGTTGCTAAAGAAATCGTATCTAGTCTAACTGTATATGGTGAGGGGCAAATGAGTGACCTTGATTCTGGGACTGATACTCAGTCTTTTTCTCTTGGTGCTAAATATAGCTTCTAAAAAATTTTAAATTAAATAAGAGGGGCGGTTTTAAATCGCCCTTTTTTTATAAGTAAAAGTTATCGCTAAAGCGTGTTCTGTCCAACTCTTTCATTCTATTCTCTAGATCAGCAAGGTCTTGGGATCGAGAAAGATATCGTTCTATTCTTTGTTGGTCTGATTCAAACAATCTCATAAAAATACTAAACAGTTTTTTCATTATTTAATCCTTTTTTATATTGATCGTATTCAATGGCAGCCTTCCAGTCATTACCGTATTCAGTTTTATAGTACCTGACGAGGTCTGGATTAACGTGGTCGTAAGTGTTATCAGAAAAATAAAAGTTAGTGCTAATAAGATGGGAGATTTTTTTAAAATATCGTAACATAATTTGTGTCCTTTCATACAAATATTTATTAGAAAAGTCTATGTGTTTAACACAGTAATATCAACTAGTCATTATGCAAAAAACAGATACTTAAATGCTTACACATTTCTTACACATAACTTACACATACAAAATTTACGAATTTACAAAATGATGTTACAATTATTTACAAGTTGTAAATTTCAAATGTCAAGCATGTAAAATTTTTAAATAAATAATTATATGGATGATAAAGAAGAAGTCAAGCTATTAGACATACCTGAAAAGATAGAAGAAAATATAAATGCTGTTTGGTCAAATAGATATGGGTGGCACTTACAAAGAAAAGAAGTACCTAGTGTATCCGAAGAGGAATAACTACTACATATATAATTCTCTATTCTTATAAGTACCCTATGTACGTTCCTCAGAGACCACTCCAGAGCCAGAGTTCAGATTAATAGTGGTCTTGCGATAATTGTATTATAGCATAGTGTATTACTTTTAATAAGTCATTCTTATTATGACCATCTTTCTTGCCATATCGTTGAGCATACTTTAGTATGTTGCCCATACAGAAACCTGTACCATGACCTTGGTCAATGATAGTTTCTGTGGCTTGTCTAGTTACATCTTGAGCATAATGTGATGTGTAAGTCTTATCAACATATTGCTCTATCTCTTGCATTATTTTGCCTTCGTTAAATTTGTAGTCTATGTGGTGAGTTTTTAATGTCATAGAGTCCTTTCGATTTGTTTGTTTTGTTTTTTCGTTAATGTTATATTAACATTTTTTAGTATCTTGTTTCTTATTGTAGATGGGTCAAGACCCAACATCTTACAATATTCTTGATACTGTGGATGATAACTTACAATCCAATCAATTGCAGTTACTTTGTTTTTAAGATTAAAAGCAGTAGTTCCTTCGTATGAAGCATCCTCAACTGCTTGAGTTAGTATTGCCGTGATAAAATTTTCTTCGCCTGTCATAATGTTAGTCTCCTATTATTTGTGATAAATATGCCCAATATTGACCACTATTGTTTGTAAATGAAATTGAACCATTGTATTTTAAATCAGTATCATATTCATTCACTTGTGTGCCTTGCTCTCCTGCAGGGTCACCCGGTTTTGTTGCAATCGAAATATCAGTTATATTTCCTTGCCTTATCTTACTGTTGAAATTCATCCCAACAGTAATTTCTTCGCCCACTTTAATTAACATACTTGAGCCCTCAATATAGTTTCACTTTCAATCAACTGACTAACGCCTTCTTTATTTACAAGGCGTTTGTGTTTAAGATTGTGAGAACCATAAGACTCTTTTTTAAATACAACATCAATTCTATCAGTTTCATATAGTTTATCAATTATATTTAATAATCTAATTCTGTTAATAGCATTACCTCTGCCATTAGTCGGCATACTTTGAGTCACAGCAAAGATAGATTGCATAATTTCAAATTTTTCCATAATATAGTTTCCTTTCAATTAAACTTGTTTAAGATTTAGTCCGCCGATAGAGTCAATAAATTCCTCAGCGTCTTGTTTGTTTTCAATGCCTTCAAGTGAAAGCATTACATTAGTAGTCATCATTTTTTCTAACGCTTGTTTGTTAGATAAAATTCCTTTTTCAATATCAGTTTGAATATTTTCTAGGAATTTAGTAGCTTGATCCCAGTAATAGTTTTTAGTTTTTGACATATTATTTGTCTCCTTGTATTAGTTTGTGACTTGTTTCGATTATCTCATCAAGTGTTAAAGAATTTAAAAATTCTATTGGGTCGTCATAAATATCAACAGTTTCTACTTTGCCAGTATCTACTGAATAGATTGTTTGATTTTTTTGTATTGTCATAATGTATATCTTTCGTTTTTTATTGTGAGTAGTCAGTAATGTAATCAGTTAATTCTGTAAACTTACTATCTAAATCTACAGTATCGATTTCATTTTTATCAGTATCAAATTCATCACTTATCATCAGATTGTGATTATATTCTTCAATTAAAGAAGTCATTTTAATATTACATTCTGCAAGTAAACTATCAACTTTATTGTGTAAATCTGCAAAATCTGTAACTGGTGAAGTCGTAATTTTAATATCTATTTCTTTTGTCATAATTTTTTCCTTTTTGTTATTATTCTTATACTATACACTAAAAAGAAGCAAATTGCAAGGTATTTCGGGCGTTAAAAACCCTTGTTTTCTGCGAAAATGCCCGAAAGTTTAAAAACCCCCAAAAACTGCGAAAAAATAAAAAAAATGACTGTTTTCTGCGATTAATTTAACTGATTTTTGGGTATTGTATTTAAAATATGAGAATGTTTACCCTCTTTTACGGTTTTAATCGCAGTTTCTAGTAATTTTACGGTATCCTCTTCTCCTAAAGCAACAACATAAGTGTCTAATACCGTTTTCATGGCCATTGCCAATGCTTGTAGACCGTGTTCTTGGTATTCTATCAACATTTCAACCATTTTGCTTTGTATTTCTATCATTACTAGTTCATCTTCATTCATATCTACTATTATACTATATTTTGAACGATTTGTAAAGCACTTATAAATAGTTATTGTTAAGTTTATAAGGAAAAATATATGTACGAGTATAAATGCAAAATAGTTAAAGTCGTTGACGGAGATACTGTTGATGTAGACCTTGATTTAGGATTTGGTGTCTGGCTCAGAGATGAAAGAGTAAGAATTATGGGCATTGATACTCCAGAATCAAGAACAAGTGATAAAGTAGAGAAAATATTTGGTCAAGCTGCTAAAGATAGATTAATCTCTTTATTAGGATCAGAAGCCACATTGGATACCATGATAAACAAAAATGGTGAAAACATGAAAGGCAAGTTTGGTCGTATTCTTGGTAACTTTAGAACAATAAATGGTGAACATTGTGCTGATGTTCTAATGAACGAAGGACACGCTGTTGCTTACAACGGTGGTAATAAAGATTCAGTTCAAGCACAACATTTAATCAATAGACAGAAATTAATAGATGGAGGAAAAGTTCCTGCACCTGACGGTATGACTTTAACTAAAGGTAAAGTAAATACTTTTAAGGCATCTAAACCGCCACTAAGGGCAAAGAAGAAAGTTAAAAAATGAAAGGGAAGATTATGGGATATTTAGATAGCTTATGGAAAAATTGGGGAAAAAGTGAAAGTACTTTACCAGCAAAAAGAGAAGTTAAAAAAGTAGTAAAGAAAGTAACAAAGAAAATTACTAAAAAAGTTAAGAAAAAATAATGGCAGCAGCACAAAGAAACGGAGATGCTAACACAGGTGGTGGAGTAATTAATTCAGTTCCCCAATCTACTGTTTTTGTAAACAGTAAATTAGTTTCTGTTAATGGTTCTATAGGAACAGGACATCCAGTTGGACCTCCTCATTCTGCAGGAACCTGGAAAACTGCTAATGGAAGTTCAACTGTTTCTGCAGGTGGGATTGCAATTAATAGAACAGGTGATGCCGATACTTGTACTCATCCAAGAGCAGGTGGTTCTAGTGATGTGTTTGTGGGATAACGGTATAAATATTACATAGGAGAGATTACTCAATGTCAAGATATGACGCTACACAGACCAACGAAAGTAAAAGAAGTTCTAGGATTTACAAGGACTTAAATTTAAGCTTTCAACAAAATACTGCTACAAAAGATATTCAGAAACTTACTGATGTTGAAGCAGTAAAAAGAAGTGTGCGAAATTTGATTAATACAAATCATTATGAAAAACCTTTTCATCCTGAGATAGGATCTAATTTGAGAGCGATGTTATTTGAAAACATTACTCCACAAATGACTCATCTTATCTCTAAACAAATTGAAAGGTTAATTCAAAATTATGAACCAAGGTGTCGGTTAGTTCAAGTGAACTCACAACCAATGTTTGACAGAAATGGATATGCTTGTCAAATATCTTTTTATGTAGTTAATCATCCAGAACCAGTAATAGTAGAATCCTTTTTAGAGAGATTAAGATAATATGGCAACCAAATTAGAAATATCAGAATTAGACTTTGATGGTATTAAAGGAAATTTAAAAACTTTTTTATCACAACAAGATGAATTTACCGATTATGATTTTGAAGGATCTGGTATGTCAGTACTTCTTGACACACTAGCATATAATACACACTACCTAGCATACAACGCTAATATGTTGGCTAACGAGATGTATCT